CTGCTGGAAAATGTCGATGTATTGAATCAGAATGTCGACCACTTGCCCGATTACATCGAGCATCGCCTGAAATGCTTCGATTGTGGTATCGAGCATGGCTTGCATTCCGGCAAGCCAGCCGTCGTACATTGCCTGTACGCCATTCTGTACCGCCGTCACCATTGCCTGCATAGCAGCTTCGATGGCTGCCTGCGCGGCCGGGAATACCTCGTTTACCTTGGCCAGGAATGCGTCGAGCTTGGGAATGATTCCGTCGAGGGTTGTACCTAGCGCCGTAATAGCCACACCCAGGGCGGTGAGGTTGGTACCCAGGGCGACCAGCTGTGGGTTCGTGGTGGTAAGCGACGTCCCTAGCGTGGTCATCTGCGTTGTGAAGGTGACGAGTAGCGGGTTGAGCGTGGTGAGCGCCGTACCCCACGCGACCAGTAGCGGGTTGAGCGTGGTCAGCGTGGTATTGAATGTGGCCAGCGCCGGGTTGACCGTCGTTAGGGCTGTTCCCAGGCTGGTAAGAGTGGTGGTGAATGTGACCAGCGCCGGGTTCAGGGTGGTGAGCGTGGTACCCCACGCAACGAGCGCCGGATTAAGAATGATAAGCGCGTCGGAGAATGGCTTCACCAGCGGGTTGAATATACCCAGCGCGGTTCCGAGCGCGGTCAGGTTAGTGACGAATACCGGTAGGTTTGTATTCAGCGTCACTAGGCCGGCGGCCCAGACAGCCATGGCGGGGGCCAGTGCCACGATCTGCGCGGTGAAGGTGACCAATAGCGGGTTTAGCGTGGTGAGCGCCGTACCGAGCGCCACCATGGCCAACGTGAATGGGGTGAGCAGCGGGTTGAGCGTGCCGAGGTTGGTACCCCAGGTGGTGAGCACCGGGTTCAGTAAGGCCAGGGTGGTGGAGAAGCTGGTCAGGAGTGGGTTGAGCGTGGTGAGCGCTGCACCCAGGTTGGTAATGCTGGTGGTGAACGGGAGCAGCTGCGGGTTGAGCGTGCCGAGTGCACCCGAGAACGCGACCAGGTTGGGGTTGACCGCCGCCAGTGCCGCGCTCAGGTTGGTCAGCACCACCACTTGCGGCCCCAGTGTGCCCAGGTTGACCGAGAGCGTGGCGAGGGCAGTGTTGAGCGTGCCGAGTGGCGGGGCGCTGGTGGTGGCCGCTGTGGACACCCCTGCGAGTGCCGTACCGAGGGCGATCACCTGGGGTGACGCCACGGCGGATGCCGTACCCACCGCGGTTAGCGAGTTGGCGGTGGTCTGCACCTCGCCGACCAGGGCCGGGGCCGCACCGGTGATGCCGTTCTGCCAGCCGGCCACGGTGTCGGTGCCAATGCCCGCGAATTCGGTGGACGGTGACCCGATCCCGAGAACGCTCTTGGCCTTATCGAGAATGCCCTTGCCGATTCCGGTGATCTTGTCCCAGAGCGCGCTTGCCGCACCCGTCACGCCGTTGATCAACCCCATAATCAGGTCTTTACCCATTTGCAGCATTTGAGCCGGCAACCCGGTCAGGAAAGCCCAGACCGTATTCCAACCGGTCGTGACCGCTGTGCTAACAGCGGTCCAAGCGTTCTGCGCGGCCGTGACAATGAAGTTCCACGCCGCTGTTGCCCAACCGGCGATCGTGGCGCCAAGCCCGGAAATGAATCCCCAGACCGCATTCCACCCATTGGTAACCGCGGTCGAAACGGCGGTCCACGCGGTGGTTGCCGCGGTGGCGATGAAGCTCCATGCTGCCGTTGCCCAACCCGCAATGGTCGAGCCGATTCCAGAGATGAATCCCCAGACAGCGGCCCAGCCAGTTTGCACGGCAGCGACGACCGCATTCCACGCCGCAACGACCGCGCCGGACACCGCATTCCAGGCCGTCACGGTCCATTGCTTGATGGTGTCCCAGTTGGCAATGATGATCGCGGCCAGCGCGATAACAGCGGCAATGATCCAGCCAATAGGACCCATTGCAATCAGCCAGGCGGCGGCAACGCGTGCGGCTTGCAGAAGCGACTGCACACCCATGAGAACCCACTGCGCTACGAACGTAGCCGCCGTGGTGACCATGGTGGCGATAGCGGCAGCTGCCGCGGCACCCGTCGTGAGAACCCAGGCGCCAGCCGTCTTGAGGGCGCTCAGGGTGGCTTTCGCCGCTATAGCCGCCCATTCCAGCGCGATCTTCGCACCGGCCGCGACGGTCTCCGCGACCGCCGTAGCCGCCTTCGACCCGGCGGTCAGAGCCCACGCCGCGCCGGTCTTGGTCGCGTGAATGGTGGCTTGGGCAGCGGCCCAGAACCAGCGGTTCACTAGCTTGGCCGTGTCGGCAATGAACTCGCCGAGCTTGAATGCGCCCGCGCCTATGCCCTTGAGTAGGTCAAACGACCCCTTCACACCCTTCAGGATTCCGGTGATCGGCGACAGCGCGAAGCCCAGCACTTTGAATGCCGCACCGAACGCAAGAATGTTGCCGATTAGCGGGGCCAGAACGGGGGCCCAGTCCGACAGGAACCCGCCGACCCTTTGAAGGATAGGGCCGAGGGTTTCGATCGCGCTTTTTAGCTGCGTGCTAATCGCGTTCGACACCTGTTCAATGAATGGCTTCGCCCTCAAGAACGCGGGGTAGAACTGCTCCCACGCGGTCTTGGCGATGTCGATTGCGGTCTTCAGTGTGTTCCGCAGGAAGTCGCCGAGCGTCTTTAGCGCACCTTGCACTTGCGCCGACGCCATGAACTTAGCCATCTGGTCGGTGAGCGCTCGCACGCTGCTCAGCGACGCGCCAGCGCCACCACCAAGCCCGCTGAACAGGGACCCCAGGGAACTCCCAATGTTGCCAACGATCGCGCCGAGATCCTTGACACCCTGGACCGCGCTACCAATCCACTTTGCCAGATCGCCGGTCTTTCGGGCTTCGGCAATGAACGCCGCCCATTTCGTCGTGGCGGCACCGGCACCGCCGGTCATTCCCGTCAACACCTGAAGGCCAACGGTGCCGACGTCGCGGAAGATCTGCAACAGCGGTTGAACGGCACCCTTGAGGTTGTCGATGATTGTTCGCACATTGACGAACGCTGTACCGACGTCGCCCACAGTCTGCTTCTGTGCGGCGAACGCAAAGAACTCCTTGACCACGCCGTTAATCGACGTGGCCACGCCCGCCATTTGCTGCTTGAGCACCGGTAGATAGGTCTTGGATAGCGTCCCGATTTCGGCGGCAACGCCAGCGAACAGTGCCTTCTGCACTGACGCCTGAATTTCCTCCCACACGGGTTTGATCTTGCGCAGCGCGTCGGCGAGCTTGGCCGCCTCGGGGGGTAGCTTTGCAATTGCCTTGGCGTACTTCTTGGGGTCGTCCTCGGTCAGCGCTGCTTTCGCCGCGGCGCCGACACCATCCATGCCGACCTTCAGGGTGAGCGCCACGACGCCGATGCCGACCAGCGCACCGGCCGCCAGACCGGCAAGCCCGGACAGCTGAGACAGTGCCGACCCCATGAATTGCACGGCCGTGCCGGCACCCTGGATAGCGGCACCCAGGCCGATTGCCACCGTACCCGCGTTGTTGATTGCGCCGACAAACTTGCCGAGGTCAGCCGCCATTCCGCCGAATGATGTGGACGCATCCTTGCCGAGCTTGGACAGCGACGAAGTCAGGCCGGCCAATGCCGGACCCGCCTTCGCCGTGTCCACGTCCACCGTAATGGTGTTCTTCTTGTCTATCAGCGTCGACAATTGCACGCCAAGCGCAGTCAGTCGCGCTTGCGCCACGGCGATATCGGCGTCGACTTTGGCAGTGTGCGGCTTACCCTGCAATTCCTCAAGGTTCAGCGTGAGCTTCGCTATGTTGGCCTGGGCCACCGCGATATCGGCATCAATCTTGGCGTTCGTAAGATTGGGTACCGACTTGATAGCGGCGTTCGCGTCGTTTGCCGCGGTGACCGCACCCTTGGCGTTTCCGTCAATGGTGACGCTGACACGATTCTCGATAGACGAGACCAGCTTCTCCAGCGCCGCCAGGTCCTTGAGAATTGCGGAGAGGTTGGCGTCGCCGTCAACTCTGAGTTTCGATGTCCTCGTCGCCATCAGACGTACGCCCCCTCTCCGTTTGTCCGAACTTCAACAGGAAGTCGCCCAGCTTCAACCGCTTGCCACCCTTTTTCTTGTTGGCGCTCGCGATCATTAGTGCAACCTGGGCGGCGTGGAAATCCGCGCGTTGCGGGCCGAGCGGACCAGTGGTGCGCTCATAGAGCAACCACTCGAACATCTCGGATGCGGAGATGGACCGTCTTAGCTCAGCGAGAGTACGGCCGAGGTGTCCGGCGAGTCTGAATTCGAAGAGACGCCATGGCTCGGCCCTGAGTCGTTTCCCAGCTCCTCGAACTCATCCTCATCATTGACGAGTCGAGACAGGCGGCGGGCAACGGTGGCGAGGCGCTCCACAGCGCCAGCACCCTTGCGGAGCAGCATGGGTGCATCCATGTCAGCGAAGATGCGCTGGCCGTCCTCGGGGTCTCGCGCGGAGAGACACACCAGCCGCGCCGTCTGACCCTTCAGCTTGCGCGGGTCAAGCTCCATGTTGTTGCGGTCGCGCCGGTTGGGGCGCAGCATTCCCTGACGCCAGTTGTCCAGCTCCTCACCGGTCAGCTCTGAGATGCGTACCCAGACGTCCCACTCGGGAACGTAGACGTCTTCAAAGCTGAGCTTGACGGCGTCAAGCTCGCTGGCACGGTGCAGGAACTTTCTTTCGTTGTTCAACGGGGATACTCCTCGGGGAAAATTACTTGGTGAAATTGCGGTCGAATTCATCACCGAACGCCGTCTCGGCGGCCGGAGAGTCTTGGGTGAATGCAGGCAAGAAGTAGGGCTGCGCGCGAATGGTTACCTTGCGCACGAACACCACGCCGCTCTTGCCGTTGAACTCGAGCTTCTGTTTGTGCGCGCGAATGGTGGCGCCGAACTCCTGCACGAACGAGTACGGGGAATCGGTGCCGACGCTGACACTGGTGGGGCCGGTAACTTGCAGCTCGATCGAGCGAGCCAGTGCCCCAGTCTTGTGCGGCGCACGGTCCTGCGCGCCCTTCTGAATGACCGTCATGGCGGCCACCAGGGCGTCCGTCACCGCGGGTGGTTCGCACGCCGCAATGGCGGCGTCCACGGCACGGTGCACATCCTTGGTGTCGAGATTGATGCGCACCGTGCCCTTGGACATGTCAGCGCTTGTGCCTGGACACGCACACGGCGATCTGCGCCGTTGGCGTGGTACCGGCGGTCAGCGCCACCTTTGCGCGGATCTGCGCGGGAATGACGGCCACCGGGCTGGTGACCGCGCGGGCGAACCCGACAGCCGTCAGCGGGGTGAACGTGAGCCCCGGAATGGCCGCCCAGCTGGACCCGTCCGCCGAGCCCTCGATCGTCACGACAACTCCCGTAGGGGCGCCGTCGACGTCGATGAGGTGCACGTGCACAGACGCACCCTTAGCGGTGGACGCCAAGCTCACGTTCGCGTCACCCGTGGTGGTTGCCCCGGAGATCTGAATGTCCGAGCCAATGAGCACCACGCCGCGGCGCACAGAGCTGGCGCGGAACTCCCACTCGTCCTCGGCCAGGTCATCCGCCGCCACGTCCAGATCCTCAGAGGTCTGAACCATTGGCGTCAGGTAGCAGGGCTCACCCGCAATGGCACCGCGCGGGCAGATCGTCACCACCTGGTCGCCAGGTGCACCGAAGGTGTCTTCGAGCACGGCATCGAGCGACCCGTCGTCGCCGGACCAGTGGCCGGACAGCGTGACCGTGTTCTCGTGCGGGCCGCTCAGGAATTCCTTGTCGATCGCACCGAATCGAGTTACCTCGATGTCATCGGCGGACCGCTCGATTTCGAACTCGTTGAGAAACTCGCTGGCGTCGATCTGGTTCACCAGGATCGTGGCGTCACGACCGGCAATTGCGTGCGGCATTAGTTACTCTCCTCCTCGGAAGTTGCCGGTTTGACCAATCCGGCGTCCACGACCCACTTGGGTGGCCACCCCTTTGCGGCCTCGGTGATGACATCACCGGGTTCTGGGAACTTAGGTGTGTCGTCAGCGCCCGGGTATTCGGTAAGGCTGACAACTTCCCAAGCCGTTGGCTTATTAGCCATAAGACGAATTCCTTCTTAGTTGAGGACTTCCGCCTGCACCAGCACACCGAGGTAAGTGGCGCCACCCACAGTGGCCGGCCCGAAATTCGTACCTTCAGTGGCTACGCATGGACCCCGGAACATTCGGGCGCTGTTAATGCCCGTAATGAGCGGGCCGTCCGCTGAGGCCAGCTCATTGAGCCTGTCGTGTGCGGTGGTGTCCGCAATGCGGGCGACCAGCACCAGGATCTCGAACCGGTAGAGCGCCAGGGTTGAACGACCGGCGGCCCGGCGGTAGTCGGCGAACGGGGAGGCTGGGCGAATAAACCCAATGGGAGGGGAGATGGTGTCCGGCTCATTCGGCTTGAACGGGATACCTACGACCTGGCTGAGATGTAAGGCGAGGGTCTCCCGCGTATCGCCGAGAATGGGCACGGTTCTCCTAGGGTAGTTTGTACGGCATCAACAGGGCGCGTGCCTGCGGATTGAATGCGGCAACGCGAACCGGGCCGAGGTCTGAAAACCCGGCCACACCACCGGTGAGGTCTTTGCTCTTGAAATGGTCAATGGCCAGGATCTGGCACGCCTGCTCGACAGCTTCGGGAACTGCCGGCCACCCCCACCGCGCGGTTACCTGGACGGTGGGGCGTGCGTATGCGCACGGGAATTCCTTGTCGCCGACCGCAATGATTCGGTCGAACGGGCGACCGTTTAGCCGGCGAAGCGGCTCCACCGAGAAATCCGTGGTGGCCCAGACCGTTTCGTAAATGCCGTCACCGTCAAGATCTGTGGCCACCGTGAGACCGGTGGGGGTGGCGAAATCGCCAGTCCACAGAATGAGCGGGTGCTCCGCGCGGAACAGTCGCGCGCTTGGGGTTTGGTCGAGCCAGAACTGGTCGCCACGGAACTCGTCGATCTGCCGGGACGCGGCCTCAATGGCACGCTCGTACGCCTCGTCGTGCAGCTCGGAGTCTTCCCCGACTGCCTCTTTGAGTTGTTCGAGCTTCAGGTATCCGTTCGTGACGGACACTAGTTACCCTTGACGGAGCGTGCCTTGTGTTTCGGGGGTGCGGTAACAGCCTTTGCCTGCTCTTTTTCGGCGGGCTTGTTCTCGACCTTTTCCACCGGCTTGGCGTTGAGACGCTTGGCGTCCTCTTCGCTGAGCTGCATGGTGGTCTCGTTGCCATTCACCGTCACCGTGTAAATGCTGAGTTCAGCCATGGTTTCTCTCCCTAGGGATGGCCCGGTCCGGGTAGTCGCCCCGACGACGTCCCCGGACCGGACCAAGCTCATTAGCTGATCACGCCAGCCTTGCGCAGCTCAACCAGTGCGGCGTTGAGCTTGGTCTTCAATTCGTTGATCAGGTCCGCCTCGGGCTGACCGTAGGTGGCGTCAGCATTGGCGGTAGCCACATCGGCCACCGCGGCACCCGTGTAAGCGGTGCGCCTCTTACCGGCGGCCACATTTGCGTAAGCCATTACGTCTCCTTACGGCAGGGTGATCTTGACGAATGCGGACGGCTGAACAACACCGAACGCAACTCGCAGCTCAGCCAGGATCGCCACCATGTTTCGAATGAAGAAGTCCGAGTGCGAATCGGTCATGGTGATCGACGCCTGCTCGCGGTCCCACAGGATGGCCTTGCGCCAGTCACCGACGTACGAAGTACCCGCCGGAATGGCCTCGGACTCAACGATCGGCAGGTTCCACAGCGGGCCGGCCGAACCGTTTCCGGCGACGTAAGAACCACCCGGACCACCGAAGTAGTACCGGTTCTCGTTGTCGGTCAGAAGGTCGAGCTTCTCCACGTCCGCCGGGTTCATGACGTACCCATTGGGGGTGGCGCGGCCGACAACCCGAACCTTGGTCTTGGCCTGGCGCAGAGTGGTCAACAGGTCAGCAGCCGCCGCCTGGGTCTGCACGCCGCTCACGTGCGAGAGACCGTCCAGGTTCTCGCCGGTACCGTCTCCGGCGATCATCTGGTCTTCGACCTCTTCCTCCAAGCCGTACAGGAGGAAGTTGTCGATCAGGGTGAGCACCTGGGCGGCGTCGCTCATTGCCCGCTTGGTGATCGGAATCCAGTGCGCAATGGTGCGAACCGGGGTGGTGACCTTCGCCGTGGCAATCGCCGACTCGGGCTTGGTGCCAGAGCTACCGGTGGTGGCCGTGGCCTCAGCCACGCTGGCGGCGTTGTTGGTGATCCCGGTGACTCGCGCGTATTCCACGGTGTCACTGGTGGTGGTGCCGCTGGTAACCAGGCTGCGCAGCGTCAGCGGGCGCTGAAACAGCTCCATGCCACTGACGAAGCCGATCCAGTCATCCCGAACCCAGGTGCCGGCACTGGTGTCGCTGGTGCCGGTAACCAGGGTCTTCTCACCGCGGCGGTTCGGGAGCAGCCGGCCGTAGCCAACCGGCCGAGCCTGAACCCGGTGCTCCTTGGTGAAGTGACCACCCGGAG